GCGTAGATCAGTTTGGCGATGACGCGCAAGATAAGATGATGACATTGCTTGAGATGCACGTCTACGATACCTTTGATGGCGTGAATGATAATGATGAGGACGAGGACAGCGACACAGTTGTCGGATTGCCTTACGTTGTCACGATTGACTATGACAGCAATGAAATTGTTAGCATAAGACGTAACTGGCGTGAAGATGACGAGCGTAAACTTAGACGTGACTGGTTTGTGTCTTACAAGTTTCTACCTGGCCTTGGTTTTTATGGCTTTGGTTTATTCCACTTAATCGGTGGACTGGGCAAGGCAGCTACTGGATCGCTTCGGGCATTACTAGATTCAGCGGCCTTTTCAAATATGCAGGGCGGTTTTAAATTACGAGGTCGAGTTTCAGGCGGTGAGGTTCAAGTTAACCCTGGGGAATTTGTTGATTTAGATGCGACGGTTGACGACGTTAATAAAGCTATTATGCCGTTGCCATTTAAGGAGCCTAGCCAGTCACTGTTTAACTTGCTTGGCTTTATAGTTCAGGCTGGACAGAGATTTGCCAGCACAGCAGATTTAAATGTTGGGGATGTAAGCCCTAATGCACCTGTGGGTACGACAGTAGCCCTTATTGAGCAAGGCTCTAAGGCTTTCTCCGCTATCCACAAGAGACTGCATTACGCGCAGGGGCAGGAGTTTAAGCTGCTCGCTGATCTCAATGCCGAGAACCTGCCCGAGTCGTTTACATTTGCGCTATCGGGAAGTAGCGAGGAAGTCTTTGCAGCGGACTTCGACGGTCGAATCGACGTTATTCCTGTAAGCGACCCCAACATCTTTTCCACATCACAGCGTATTGCACAGGCTCAGGCTATTTTGGAAATGGCAAAGGCCGCTCCACAGCTCCACGATATGTACGCAGCGTTTAAGAGGATGTACGAGGCGATACGGATACCGAACATTGATGAGATACTGAAGAAACCTGAAGAGGCTATTATGCTTGACCCGATTGACGAGAATATGAGCGTCATGTACGGCAAGCCAATTCGAGCCTTTGTTGAGCAAGACCACGACTCGCACATTGCGGTTCACATGCAATTCATGCAAGATCCGACGTTGGCTGGCAACCCAGCAGCTCAACAGACAATGGGGCCAGTGTTGCTTGCACATATTGCAGAGCATATTGCGTTACTTTACAGAATCCGCATGGAGGAAAGTGTGGGCGTTCAGTTGCCAGTATTGCCAGACTTCAGGAAGCCAGACTTTAAGTTTGAGGATATGAACCCTGAGATGGACCGATTGATTAGCCAGAGAGCTGCCCAAGTTGTACAGGAGGCTCCACAAATGCAGCCAATCCCTGCAATTCAACAGGCAATGCAACAGCAACAGGGTCAGCAAGGCAATCCGCTACAGTACGCACAGCAATTAGCGCAACTTGAGACTGAGGCACTGAAGGCCAGAACGCAGTCACAAATTGAGTCAGATCAGGCGAAGGCTCAGTCCTCAATCCAGATCAAGCAAGCTGAGGCACAGCAAGACATGCAAATCGAGCAGATGAAGGCACAGCAAGATTTACAGGCTAAAATACAGAAGCTGGAGGCTGATTTACAACTTGAACGTGAGAAGAATGCCTCTAAGATACAATTAGAACGTGAGAAGATCCAAGCAGAGATCCAGATGGAGGCTGTTAAGAATGTCACCGAATGATATTTTAGATTCAATCAGGCCAATTAATCCATCTGCATTTGGGATGACACGAGAGCAAGCGATGATGATGCAACAGCAGCAAGGTCAAGGTGGAATGCCTCCACCACCACAGGGTGGAATGCCACCACAAGGTGGTAATCAGCCAGGTGGGTTGGACATGAATGCGTATTTAGCGCAGAAAGTTGACGATATTAAGAAGAGAATGGGTCAGGGCGACATGGGTGCGTTGAGTAGCGTAACCGCAGCGATGCCTAATCCCACACAGGCACAAGGAGCGTAATATGGCAAATGGTTATGGTGAAGCTGGGCGTGGTGGTGGAGATCAAGGGCCAACAGGTATTGGATATGGTGGCAACGGAGGTTACTCTGGAGGTTACTCTGGTGGAGCAGGTTCTGCACCATCTACAGGAGGTAATGAAGGACCATCAAATGGTGGTAAGATGCTTAGTAAGATAGGTGAATGGGCTAAAAGTATAGCATCTGGAACGCCTCCAAAAGACCAAAAGACAGTTTCCTCTAGCCAAAACTTTTTGCAAAAAAATAAAAACATGCAAGCTCTGTTGGATAAAGGCTACACAGTTAGCAAATCAGGCAATACAGTTTACGGCAAATACAATCCAAATTTAGTTGACGCTAGAGAAAAAGCTGAGAACAGAAATACAGGTATTTCTGATAAAATGGCATTTCGTGGTGCAGTTGCTGGTATTAATCCAGACACAGGTACGATGTGGAGTGGTGGAACTAAAGGTGGCGCATTAGATCAATTAACTAACACAATGATGACACCGCAACGTGATAGACAAAATACAAGTAGAACAGATAGGTATAAAGCGCAAAGTGACTTAGCTTTATCGGGTTTATTAACGGCAGAACAACGTGAAATTAATAGGCAAGAAAGTTTATTTAATTTAGATTTAGATGGCGATGGAAATATTTTTTCATCCACAGGTGATGACGGCACTGTATATGGCATGAGCAATAAGGCTATTTACGATCCAAGCATCACAGATCCAGCTTATAGAGGTATTCCCAGCCGATATGCAAAAGGCTCGCAAACAACTATAAATAATTTGCCAATATCAGGATCATATCAAGGTCAAAAGACATCAGAAGACCGAATGCTTGCCAATGAGGTAATGAGTTACGTTATGCCTGGAGCTGGTATTGTCAGGGGTGTGAATTACGTGGGCAATGCAATTAAAAATAGATTTGCACCAAAGACAGAAATAAATACACCGCAAGCTAACAACAACAATTTAGTGTATGGACCAGATAACCTGACAGATGCACAGATTTTATCAGAACCAAGCAATCAATATATGGTGCAAGATTACTTAATGCCATCAGATATTATTGGGTACAGACCAGATGGGACACCTGTTGGTGAATCTGATTTAGACGCAGCCAAGTATCGGGGAGTTGGAATGCAATGAATTACAAAGGCAACGATAAGTACGGATCATTACCCCGACGCACAATGATTGCAAACCAGCCACATATGTTGGCATATATTAATCCCCAAGAGGAAATGTTACTCCGTCAATTGGGTGGCACTGGGCAAGCTGGACCTATGGGTGTTCCTGCGTATCCTCCAGGTGATGGCGGTTTTTCACCAGATGGCAGTGGCGGTTATGGCGGTGACGGTGGCTTTGGTGGTTTCGGTGGAAGCGAAGGTTCAGGAGGTTATACTAGCCCAACAAAAGAAGAGATAAATAAGGCTTTTAGAGATGCTGAACAGAAAACAATAACAGATTCAGCGATGAATGCAATAAATGCAGCAGAATCAAAGAAAGCAATTGACGCATATTTAGCAGCTAATAATAACCCAAATGAATCCTTCGGTGCACCTGAAGATGGTGGTGGAGCGACAACAGTAAATAAAGAAGTAATTGACCCAACAGAATATTTTAATCTCTTCAGGTCTACCGCACCATCTAGTTGGCTTGCAAATTCTATATATAATTCTTATGGGTCAGGTCCAAGTTTTGATGTTGATGTCTATCAGGAGGCCGATGGCGCACTTAGGTTTAGAGATGGAGGGCAGTTAGTCCCAGAAGAATATTTAAAATACATAGACAACGCAAAGCGCACAGAAATGAAAGCACCTGGAGAAGAGGAAGAGGAAGCATAATGGCAGATCAAATAGAGGCAATTGAAAGAGCGTTAGCTGAAAGCACGCAGAAGGCAATTCCAATAGAAAATGATGTTAGTTTTGATGATCGAATTAATCAATTAAGCGACGAGGAGCTTGGTGTTTACATTGATCTTATGGGCATTGAGCAAGGCGACATGGGTCCAAATTTAGACAGTGAGCAAAATTACAATCTGCTGGAGCGGATATTGCAAACGATTGGCTTGGGTAGGTCTGTAGACGAAACTAGGTTAATGGAAGGTTCCACGCCTGAGCAAATTCAGGAATATATGAAAGAGCAGATGCAAGGCACACGAGGTACTTTGAGTGATATGAAAACACAAATAATGGATTAAGGAGAATAAAATGGCTGAAGTAAATGTAGAAAATATGGAAGAAAACGCAGAACTCTTTATGGAGAAAATGGGTTTCGCTCATGACGCTGACGGATTAGATATGAGTGACGACCAGCTCGTTAATTTCCTACTGCTCTGTCATCAAATGCAATATGAAGTAGGTGATGAGTACGAAGAGGAAATGATGGAGGAAGACATGTACGACGATCATGGCGACGGTGTTAAAGTCAAAGTCATGAAAGTTGGCGGTGGCGACGTCCACGAAATGATGAATAAGCTACTTGGAGGTTAAATGCCTGTAACGAAAGTAAAGGGCGGCTACAGGTGGGGTAAGTCTGGAAAGATTTACAAGACGAAGAAGGAAGCAGAACGCCAAGGCAGGGCAGTTTATGCCGCTGGCTATAATAAAAAGAAAAGGAAAGCGTAATGGATTGGATTAAAGGAAGATTAAAAGAGCCTT